ATCCGAGTCAACGTACATGGAAACCATCTTCCTGATCGATTTCTCATCTAAAGGCGCGTTCCAAATCAGCAATTCATCATTCCAGACACACTTCCTCTTCAAGAACGTCACCTCTTCAATCTTAGTGAACAAATCTGGATTGTCTTTCTTGTCGTTGTCCGTGTAAACTATTCCAAAAGACCCTAAGACGTTCTTGACATATAACTGAGTAAACCAAGTCCAAATTGACCCTTGCACATGGTCATCTCCGAAAAAAGAAGAGGGCGCCGAAAAGTAATCCACGAGCGTTGCACCCGCCGAAAAACCCGTTCGTAAACCAGCGAGAAAGACCATCATCATATAGAACATCATAATGATGCAATTCCTAATCAAGGTGAACAGACCTCCCGAGAATTGAACACCGTTCACCTGGATGAGATCCCCTCGAACAGAGAAAACCGGACTTGACTCGGATGTCAACAAACCTCGAGCCATCAGCATCTCCAATTCATTGTACTTCCGGGCTACCAACTCCAATATGATGTCATCAGCTCCTCTCAAAACGGTGGAAGATGCTCTAGTATCGAACTTGAAGATGTCTCCGGCTAAGCAATTCACCACAGGATCAAGAAAGGGTTGGAAGAATGAATACCATTGAGAACTACAAGCGTTGATTCCAATCGCCATTCTGAACACTCCAGGGTGCGTGGCCATCATCTCTACTACCGAACCAAGATACATCTTGTCCAAAAACAACTTCTCGATCGGAGCTGCACTCACGATACGACTGTCTCCAATTTCAACCTTTGAGTTTTTGACTGGTTCATCTTTCGGGAAGGTCATCAATGGGATGTGGGGGGGGGCTCCAGACAATATCTCCTGTCGTAAACCCTCAACTCGTCGGAGCAACTTCTCATCGGCGTAGTAAACCCCATCAACGCAGGTGAACAGCGATTTCTTCGAACCTCCGAGAGGAAAACCCTGACTAGTATTCATCTTGATCCTGTCAAAATGATCCACTCCTTGGACTCCGTTGATCGCATCATGTTCGTCTAAAACCATCAAATTCTTCAACATCTCCTCATCCGCATAACTAGACCAATGATCTCCAATAGTTGAAAACACCAACCTAATATCCTCCACTGGGAACTCTCCAGGCCTATCCGCCAAGGACTCAAGCCACTTCCGATAAGGATCCAGGTAAACCATCTCTCCATTCCTCTCATAAAACCCCTTCGCCATAACCGGGGCTCCATAGGGAACTGGATCGAAGAATGGGGCTAACATCGACTCACGCACCTTCGAAATTCCGCGCACTTGTCTCACCTCGACTGTTCCATAGATGTTCGCATTCGAGAAGTCGTGTCTCAATAAAGAGCTCTTCTGAGATA